AGATATTCATTTGGCTGTAATCTGCCAGCCTTCATTTCTTTTTGAAGCATCAGCAGATACTGGCGCATGTCGTTGGCGCCGTCCATATAAAACTCACTTACCAGCTGTGGCTGATTTGCCGTAAGCTGGTTGATGGTTGTAATAGACTCCTCTGTCTTTCTGTCAAGCTCATCCCGCTGTTCCTGGCGTTTTTTACTTACCTCAATAAGGTCATCAGAAATAGTCTTTCCAATGGAAGCCCAATCGACATAGGCCTTATCATCCCTAGCAACGTATCCGTAATAGGTCTTAGCCATTATTTAAATAATTGTGAGTACATTAACATCTGCTCTGGTGTTAAGCCCTGAGCCCCAACGCCCCCTAAACCTTGCATTGCCGCTAAGCCTTCAATGTTCCGATTGGCTTTTAATCTGTTAAGCAAGTCTTCTGGTAAATATTGCTCTTTTAATTTTGCCAAATCACTTTCGCTGAGCATCTTTTCTTGTCCAAATTGACCCATTAAAGACGTTGGCTGCATCTTGCCCTCGCTTGCAAATATTTCTGGCGAGGATATTTTTGATATTGCATCCTGAGCAGAAGATAGGTCAGCTGTTCCACCGCTCATCCCATAAAGGGGGAGAAGTCCAAGCCCTGTAGAAAGTGCACTCCCAAGTCCGGTTGTGGCTGAAGTTAAAGCTGCCCCACGTTGTTCATCCGCTTGAGAAGCAGCTCGTTGGGCGCCCATTGCTTCCATTGTATCAAGCATAGAGAGCTTCTCAAGTCTTTTGGCTTCATCTTGTGCAACGGCTAAGTCTCTCTTATAAATGTCTTGAGCCATAGCCTCTCGTTGTTGCTCCGTTGCTGTTAGGCCCAATGCTCCAATACGACCAACGCTTGCGGCAAGCTCTCTCGCTCCGGCTTCTTGAGCCGCCTGAGTGGCTTGCATGCTTTGAGCGGTAATCTCTCGCATAGCTGTATCGTATGCTTGGGTTGGAACCTGCACTCTTTCAAGTGGGGTCTCAGCTAATTTAGCCCTAGCTGAAGCGATGGCCTTAGCGGCTTCATCCTCTGCGGATTTCATTAGTTTCTTTTGCTGAGCAGCCTGAGCATAGCTCATGCCGCTTCCAATCAGCTGAGGAATTAGCTGAGCAACGGCTTTGGTGACCTGCGGATTTGATGCTGCGTATGCAGCTATTTGTCCTAATACAACTGGAATGGGCATAGTCTTACAAAGATAAGTTAAGGATATGACTTAAAAATACTGGATGCCACGCTGAACAATTCAACTGGCTGTGTGCTATTGTTCTCCAGCTTGAACTCGCAATAGTATCCAAGGACACCATGCGACTCCGCCTGCTGGTTCTTGGCATATAATATAAAGTCCGCAGGAGAGGGAACTGGGCCCGCCGTGGCATTAACAGTAATAGTCTTTCTGTCGGCAGACACTGCGGTAACTGCCCCAACCTCTAATGGTGTTGAGCCAAAATATATGCTGTCTCCAATGCTCATGATGCTATCAACAGCAATCGTGAATACTAAATTGTATAACCCGCCGCCAAGACTAACAACACTTGAAACTCTACCGATGCCATTTACAGAGCGCATCTTAAAATTAACTGGCGAATTATCCGCTCTCACAAAAGAAAAGTAACTACCCTCTTTTAGCTCAAACCACGCTTCATTAATGATGCCAGTCTGCAAATCAGTTAGCAAATCAACATCCCACGAATCATCAGATTCCAAGGCGATTGTCTTGAACAACTTAACCTCGGTGGGTGATGGATTGAATACGCTTGTTATAGAGCAATTCGGCACATTGTTTACATTATAAAACTGACCACGCGTATTGTTGTCGTGGTGCTTGTATAAGTTTCCGCCTTTAAATGTGTACAGGTTATTGTTCATCCCAATGATGTAATCAGGAATGTACGAATAAAAGGTTGGAAAACCTTGTACCGATGGGCTATATGATAATGTTTTATCGCTCATTATGGACAGGTTATTTCAAGTGTATACTGCGCTCCGTCAAGCACTATGACTCTAACCGTTGCAGTCGTGGGGAATGCTGTTGGCTTGCTTACCGTTATAGAGCCCGGAGCTGCTACAGGTCCGCTTGTTGTGGTTACGCCATCATATATTACTTGGAACTCTACCGAACCAGCAACAAGGCCAACGGTCCATATCAAGTCAAACGACCCAGTAACCTCGCCAAGAGAAAGTGTGAACTCTTCAGTCTTATCAAAGACAACTTCTGTATCAATGAACGTACCACAAGGAACGACAGTCTCGGGGCTTTCTATAGGGTTGTTTGGCTTAATAGAAAGTACATACTCATCTAAGTATGGGTCATACCCGCCAATCTTCTGAGAGTTCATAGACGCATTAAACTCATCCCTGAACCAAGAGCCCATTCCGTTTTCTGATACCACAGTCAGCTGCTCGTTGCTATACGCTGAGCCATAAAGTCTTAAGACTGCCCCGCGCTTGGCATCTACAAAGTATTTCTCGTATCCAAAAGCAGCAAAGCTTTCTGGATTCAGGCCAATGCCATACTCCTCAAGTCTTGCAATCTGTGTTCCAAGAACCTCAGGTACGGACGTAAGCGCCCCGCCGCCAGAGGCGTCAGACAATAAGTTCTTTCCTGCAAGAACATAAGATATTTTGTTTTCTTGCAATACAAGGATGTCCGTCTGTCTTCCGTACATCTTTTGGATAGATGCAAAAGACTTCTCTAGGTCGTCGTAGTTTACGAGCGCAAGGTTGAACTCATTAAGTTTGTTGACGTTTGTCTCTCCTTGGTATACGCCACTATATGTAATAGAAGCAAATCGATGGGCCTCAGAATAGTCTTCGTTTGCAACGGAGCTAAACCTGTTGCCCAAAACAACAGAGCTTGCGGTTATCTTATCTTCAATTCTATAGCCTTCTACACCGTTACCAAACGTGTAGCAGTTAAAAAAGTCAAGGTCACTTACAGCAGGCTGTACTGCGCCCTGGTTCAATAGATTGCCTTGGTGATATCCGCCGACAATTGCAAAGCTCTCTGACGCCTCGTAGTAGATGTCATTATTAACCTCTTCTGGTTGCGTCTCAAAAACAATAAGGTCTCCCGTGGTTCCTCTATTAAAAGAGCCGTCATTCACCTTCATGTAAAGCCCCGCAGGAGCGCCTAGAATAAATCCCTCTATTTGAAATTGTAAGTCAAGAACCTCAACGATTATTTCAGACGTAGTAAATCCAAGCGAATCTTTCTTTACAATTAAATTGTCTCCAACCTTTGGTATGAGTTGGTTTTGTCCATCGAGCTTAAACCATGTGCCAAGAGCAGCTGAATTATAGCTATCATTTGAGTAGACAATTTCATAATCCCCTTTCGACGCCTTTGCCACAAACTTATATCTGGTCGCCCAGTACGGTGGAAGGCTATTGATAAATGCCTTTATGTAGTTTCTCCTTGGAGAAGTGGAAGGAGCAAAGAATGCCGTATTAGTATCGCATATCAATGCCGTTGTATTTCTACCAAACTCATCCATATACACAATGCCAAGCTCATAGCTTCTGTTGCTATGCAAACTCTTATTGTAATGCGCTTTTGTGTATGAGAACTTTGACTTAGAAACATCTACGGAGTAATACTGCCAGAACACTCCAGAGCCTGTAAACTTCATGGCCGGTATAGCCAAATCTATCGTGTTAGCTGTCGTTGATAGCAATGGGTAGTCAGCAAAGCCTTCTCCAGTTGCAGAGTATCCATAGCCATCCTTTGCATAAGTGGCTCCGGACAATACAGGGATGTTTGCTGCACAGGCGAACCTATCGGATAGCGTACCCCCTTGGCATGCATTTGTTATTGCTTGTATGTTCCCAGAATTGCCAATGGCATTCTGAAAAGCAGTGGAGGCAGCTAGTGCCGCAGCGTTTGCATAGTTGGCGTCTACAATGATGCCAATCTTCACAGAAAACTCTGACTGATTTACGGGTGGCGTGGCTCCAGATATAGCTGATATTTGCGCCCCGCTCATTACAAGCTCAACCTGAATGACGTCTCCAGCCTCAATAGCTCCAACATTTATGAAGTCCATGGTGACCACGTTGTCATATGGCCCACTTGGCGCCACTGGTGGCGCCGTATAATTTGCGTTATCTAGAGCGCCTGAAGATTGAATGGCATCTTCTGGAACTACACTTTCACTCTGCGGAGACAGCGTAAAGTCAATCTCAATTGGTTGAGTATCAGCAAGTTCTATATTATATCCATCAACATAGTTGCCAAACATGACGCGGTTACCCATAATGGTCTGCGCCTTTGCTAGCCTTGGCACGTTATCATATACCCTTAGTAGCTCACTTTGTGGGAGCGTTGTGTATATTTTTTTAGCGCCAAACTCAATGGTTTGAGTGGTATTGTCTGCCCATCCTTGCTCTTCCTTGTCGAACTTCTCAATAACATTAACAATGTTTGAGTCATTTAACTTAAAGCATAAGTCAATGCCAACAACTCTATCGCTGCCAGTATTAAAGGATACATCCGCACCATTGAGTACGTTAAGCATCCCATCATTTGAATATGTTTCCTCATTGAATCTAAAGCTTCCTGGAACAAATGCCGCATCAGAGAATTGAGACAATGCGCTATACTCTCCGTCTTGATACTTATATCTATACCCAAAACACACAAAACGAATGTCCATATAGTTCTCAAACCCTGCAATGTTTTTCATTACAACAGTAGGAGACTCCGTTGGTGGTGCAACAATAAGCGCAATGTCAGCCTCTGTAATCTGGTCTACGCCAGCAATGGGCTGAGGGTATGAGCGATTAATATTAATCTTTCTTGGCTGATTTCTATTGTCTGTCCAAAGCAATAGGTCATCAATAATATTGACCCCCGTTATTAAATACTTAGGGTCAAAGTTTAATACACTTGTAGATACCACATGGTATGTGAGCGCATCAATCACTTCGTTGTATGACACAATCATATCTACGCCATCCACTGGAGAATGTATAAACCAATAGATAGTCTGCGTGGCGTCATTCTCAATAGCGCCAAGGCAAACAGCACTTGCGCTTATAGCGCTTCCATTATAAAGTATAGTGGTCTTCTTTGTATTTCCTTTAATGTTTTTTACAGAACCAATGTTCGTACCCTCAATGGAGCTAACTTCCACATTGAGAGCGTCAACATATTCGCCGGGAGGTAGGAGCCTTTCATCGAGGCTCTTGTTCATTCGACCCTTAATAAAGTTATTCTGTATATCCATTATTTAAGCCACTTGTCCTGACCGCGCATATTCATAAGCAGTCGTCCGGGGTGAATGTTGCTCATTCTTATTTTGGCATTGCGCAATAGAGCCGTCTTCTCCTTGCGTGAGCGGTTGACAATATACTCCTGCGTTCCAAGCTTATTGGACAAAATGCAATACTTAATGTAGGCATACATGTAATCCTCAAACAGCTTGTTTACGCTGATAAGCGACACATCTCCGCCCTCCATGCCGTCGGAGACATACTCAATCAGGCATATCTTATCCTCCATCCCAGAGCTGAAATTAATGACTCCTGCCTTCTTATCTATGCGGAAGGTAGGGTTGGCATTAGCTGTCTCTGTGTTGAGTCCGTAGCGGGCTCCAATGCCGTATTCAAAGAACCATGCTCCATCGTAGTTCCATCCATACTGACCATCAAACATTGGGTTGTTCTCGTTCAAATAGATGCTTTTTTGCTGCTTGGTAATTCTATCATAGTCCAGGTTAGAGAACTCCGGCTTCAGTATATTGCCAGACTCGTCGAACAATATTCTGCCTGAGCCATCCTGAAGATACGCCTTAGCGGTGTTCAACTGAATATTCTCCGTCAATGGGAAGATAAAGCCATCCTTGTACATAGATATGCGAACCCAGTTCACATAATCGTCCGGAAGGACAAAACGAAGCTGACTGTCTACGCTTAGCTCAAGGGCCTTAATCTCCTTAAATGCGTCATAGTTAAGCTCCTGAATCGCCCGCTTGGCATAGAACAGCACCTGATATCTGTTGATATTGTTGACCAGCTCATTGTTGCCCGCATAAATCAACATAAAATTGTTGACGATATCAGACAGGCTGGTATACTGGTACGAACCCCAGTTCGCATCCTCTGGTGCTACGCCAGCGTTTTGATAGTATTGATACTGAGTTAGGTATGCCATGTCTTATTTTTCTGCTGCGTTTTCTTGCTGCTCTTCCGCATTTGCCGTTTGATAGACGTCTCCCTCGCGAATAGAGATGCCAGCGTATTGTAATATTTTCATTACAAGTGTTGGCTCATCTGCGCCTGGTAGCTCAAAGTCTTGATAATCAACAGCCGTTTGGTCAAATACCGGCTCTCCTCCAGACAATGTAACGTATGTCCACTTAGGGTCTCTTGGGTGCCTTATATAATAAGCACTAATATCAAGTGCTCCCGTGATGGTGTTTGGGTACACATCAACAAAATCTCCCCTGTGTACATACAGCGGGAATGCTGTTGATGGAGCCATCAATGTAGATGCCGTTAGGTTGCGTATTTTGTTTTCTGCAATCTTCTCAACCTCAACCCCCGTCGGACTGTATTCAATTACGTTTAGCAAGTAATAATCCGAGGGTAGTGTGTATCTGTTTGAGCCTACATGAGCTAGAGTTGCAGTCGTAGAAAAGGTTGATATAACCTCATCGTATTGCTTTTGTATATCAGCAAGGCCCGTGCCAGACATCCTGGCATTTTCTTTATTTACCTGGTAGTTTAGCTTGTAGAAGTAATCTTCAAATATATCCAACTGCGCCTGCTTCGCAAACAAATTGAAGTCAGCGGGCGATATGTATCCGTAGTTGTTTTTATTTATTACCGATAGTACAGTATTTCTTACTGAGTTTATCATCTTAAAACATTTTCACAAAGATAGCCAAAAAAAAGAGGCCGCGTTTTTGCGGCCCCCTCTCTACTTGTAATGCAACTATTATTCCAAGTGCTTCTCTAAAAGCTTCAAGGTCTCAATGCCCTCGTCGCTCTGTAGGTAGGACGATACAATATAAGTATATGACTCACCGTAAGGAACAGCTAGCATGCGGCTCTTATTGTTTGGCAAGTTGAAGTATACATCTTTATTGTTATTGCGCGTGCGCAAGATGCCCTCACTAAAGAACTTAGCAACCTTACTCTGGAGCTCCAGCATGGGGTCGTTAAGCATCTCCAAGAACTGCATTGGGTTCTTCTTGGCATATACCAACACATCGCGCTTAAGTTCAGCGGTCGTCATGGTATCCACCTTGCTACCGAGCATCACTCGACAGATGTTCTCAAGCATTTCAATGTCCAAGGAGCGAGCAGCAATTAACGCGTCAACCTCAGCGTTTAGGTTTTCAACTTCCTCTTGAGCGTCACGCTCATTATTAACCTCCTCGAAGATGTTTCCATATCCGGGGTGCAATGAAAGAAAATGTTGTAATACTGGATTCGTCTTAGGAACGAATAAGAAGCCGTCTTCAAACACGATGGGCTCAAGAATGGCATTGCCATCCTGCTCGTCTTCAAAAGGGCTTCGTTGGTTGCGAGCATATCGTAATGCTCTGTTTGATTGTCCGTCAAAATAAAGCAATGGCTTGCGACGGGAGTTTCTAGATGCTAACATAAAAGATAGCGGAGCGCTCTTTCGGTTTAAGACATACATCTTATCCCCGGTAGGAATGAACTGTTCCATTTGATGTGATATAATTATAGTTAAAAAAAGGGGGAGGAGTTACCCTCCCCCCGTTGTTTAATCAGCTTCTGATTAGTCTTCGAAGATGAAGAAGTTGTTAGCACCAAGGGTACAAACTGCACGCTCAGAAAGGAAGTGAACTTCCATAGCATCCAAGCTAGAGGTAGCAGCGCCACCAGCAGAACCAGTAACCCAAGTCTTGTAACGACGGTCTTCAGTCTCGGAAGCACGGTAACGAACGTGCAAGAAAGGACGCTTAGCGTTCTTACCCAAGATTTGGTCATATACCGTGGTAGAACCAGCGGGAACCAACATACCATTAATCTTACCGGCATTGATACCACCGCGCATAGTGGGGTCGTTCAAATATTTCCAGTCAGTCTTATAGAAGTCGTAACCGCGAGTAAAGCCTTTGAAGCCGAGGTTCAAAGCCATGTCCATGTCGTTGTCGAACAAACCGTATGAAGTACCGCCAACACCATAAGAGTTTTGAGCAGCCAACATATCGTCAATGTCGAAACCGAACTGACGGTCCAAGAAGATTACGTTCTCCTGAATAGAACCCTGCTTGTCCAAGCGCTCTACGATAGAGTCGAATTCAGACAAAGTAGATGGGTTACCACCAGACCAAACGTTACCACGGTTGTTTACAACGTAGAATACGCCTTCAGAACCTTTGTAGGTAACGCCAGCACCAGCAGCAGCACCAGAACCAGCCTCAGCGGGAACCGCTTCAACCATAGCTGTCTCCAAGTAGTCTTCAAAGCGCAAGCGAGTCTCGTGCTCAGACTTCAAGTACCACAAGTAACCGGTAGCACCATTCTCAGTGGTAACCTCAACCCAGCCAATCTGAGCCATGTCGGAACCAGAAACAGCATACTTGTCCTTGATGATGATGGGGCTGTTCTCGAAGATGACATCGTCAGCCTCCAAAGAACCGTCCATACCGTCGGTACCCTTCTTAAATTCAGAACCGTAGATAAACAAGCTACAAACAACGCCAGAACCAAAAGTCTGACCGCCTGCCTCGTAGTAAGCAACGTCAATCGTGCCAGCAGCAGTGCTTACAGCAGTAACGATAGCCTTGTTGTACAAGGTAGCGGCGCCTGCATTAGCAGATACCATGATGGTTTGTCCAACGCGGATAGCGATAGCTCCAGAACCTGGAGCCAGAGTGTCATTGATAGTCAACGTAGCGG